AAAAAAGCCGATATCCCAAGCAAAACCCTCCGGCGAAAATATCCGCCGGGGAATTTTTGAAGAGGCAGGCGATTTGAGAGGGGGTGCTATTTTTGCAGACCCCTCCCCCCCTATGTCTAGAGCGGGTTAAGTTTTTGATTCTTCGGTCACCCGTATGTAGTTTTCGGTTGGATCGAGATCGATGATCCATCGAATTGCTTCATCAAGAGCATCTAATTGATCAGAGTCACTCAGTTCAGGAGAAGTGAACAAGTGACGATCGATCAGTTGACACGTATTGTAGTTATGATCTTGATCAAAACGATTCCAATCATCGAATTGCGTGAACGGATCAAACGGATTGTCCTTTGTTGTGATCCAAACTTCTTTAATGTTGCTGGTTTCGTCCATACTAAGCTCCTTTCTCACGAATTAGAAGGACTTTCTTCGAGCGCTCGCTTAATTGTACTGACGGAAACACCAAGAAAGTCTGCAATTTCAGAAGTTGCGTAACCGTTTGCACGGAGCCTTTTAGCTCTGGCAACTTTTGACGGAGGCATAACAGTTCCGTTTCGCGGCATAGCATACGATTTTACGATGTCCATGTCGGCATTCTTTAGAATCTGAGTGAGTTTATTGTGCGTAATCGCGCCCTTTTGGATGGCTTCCCATTCTTTAGGCGTGATCTTAATCCTTGTCTTTCCGGATCCAACTTTTATACGAGCTTGGCTAAGGCATTGCCCTTTAATTTTCTTTATTTTGTCGGCATCTTCTTTGTATTCAGGATGGCTTCCGATAATCAGTGAGAAATCTCGGTTCGCGATAAGTTGAGCTCGTCGTTCGAGAGGCGCATTTTTTAATGCTTCATTAAGTTGGGCATTTAGGCTGGAAACTTCTAAAGCATATTCTTTCTTGGCTTCAGGGTTGTATTTCAACGGCTTCATGCCTAAACTTTCTTTTCTAGCCTCGTTCGCGAGGGCTTTCATTTTATTAGCATGGTTGGCATATACGCTTTCCATGCCGGTTCCAGATGATAAAGAAAAGGCGTCCTTCGTCTCGTACATCTTAGTGCTCTCGAGAGTTTTGGGCGTCTCTTTGTATATCGGGGTTCCTTCTGGATCCCTTTTATATTCGCCGGTCTTTTTATCTTTCACCGGTTTCTTGTATGTATCTCCAGTATAAGTGTATAGTTTCTCGCCAGTTTCCGGGTCAACATAGATTTTGTGCTTCTTTCCTGTCTCTCGATCTTTAACGTATATACCATCTTTCCGATCGGGGACTCTTTCGGTACTACTCGCTTTCGAGATTAGCGTTGAGGCACCAGAATTAGCACGGCCTTGATACTTAATCTTTAGCGATTCTATTTCGTTATCGATATACGATTGCTTATAATTCAATTCATGTTTTTTAGCATCGATAACGACCATGGAATGACGGACAGCTTTGGCCAGTTCATCGGGACTCGCATCACGAAGGCTCATATCGGTAATGAGATTCGTAATCATTCCCATTTCGCGACCTTTATCTTGGTCAGTCATGACTCGCATACCTTCGTACTTTGGGTATGCTGCTTTCGGATCAAAGTTTTTTAGCCCTTGTAGTGACGGTGCAGTTTTAATTTTACCGTCGTTATTTGGAATAACAAGAACGTTATCGCCATCAAAGTCTGCACCACTGAGCTTTTCAGCAGTTTTTGCATTAATTACCACCGCATCTTTAGCATCAGGCCCAATCACTTTACCAGCCGGGGAATGATTGTTTACCGTCAATTCTGGAATCTCGAATCGTCCAGCATGGGGGAAACGAATTAGAACGACGCTTTCTCCATCCCTATAGTTCGGCGCGTAAATTTCTCGTTCCGATATTTCGGTACTGGGAATGATGACTTGTGCGCTTTGTCTAGGAAGAGCAGCGGCTTTCAGATGAACTGCGGCCGCATCGCAATCGTCTGCGAAACTATCAAGGAGTTGCTTTCGAACTGCTGGATTCGTAGTAGCAAGAATATCTTTTAGCTCTTCAGCTTTGGAATCATAAGCCAATCCCAACTGCTTCTTAGCAAGCGCGACTGGCTGCTTAGAAAGAACCTGCGAAGACAGCGATCGACTCCATTCATCCCAGTTTCCTTCTTCATTGACAATGTTGAGCGCGGACAGTTTTTCTTCGCCTGTAGCCTTATCAATATAGTGCCTTTGCGCTCGAACAAGCTGGTCATCCATTTTGATTGTCGCGCCAAATGGGTTTGAGGAATCGGTATCCATTTTCTTAAATACTTTATCCGCTTTATCGACGGTTTTGTTGGTATTGTATACGATATCGTAACCATCTGGAATATTATCAGAATAGACAGCCATGCCTTTCATATACTTGTCGCCGTCGACTGCAATTCGAACCTGAGCATATTTCGCATTGCCCAACGAAATATCATCCACACCGCGCCGAAGTTCGATCAAACCATCTTTTTCAGCACCGCCTTTGCCATTAGCATCGGTGTAGTTGACATAGACTCGCTTGCTGTCAATTGACACAGGCGGCTCCATAGCTCGAATGGTCGTTCCGCCATCTTCGGTATAAAAGTTGGTCGGAAGTCCGATCTTATATTTATTGTCGTTTACTTCTTTCCAAGGTGTATCATCCTTAGTCAGAACTTTCAGTGTTGTTTTTTCATTGGTTCCCATTTGGGGAACCTGAACATACTGAATCTTATAACCTTGCTCTTTAAGTAGGGCAATTGCAGTCTTCATTCGAGTGTTGCTCACAGGCATATTGAAATAGTATTCGCTTCCGGCACCGACGTCGATATACTTTTGTTCTTTGACGGCGATCTTGAGTTGCTCAGCAAGATCGTTTGTCATATCGTTCCGTGCTTTAAGATGCGGGTCAAGCAAGGCACGAACGGAACTTTCGTTCTTGCCAAGTCGCTGACCAATTGCAACGTTAGAATATCCTTTTTCTTTGAGTTTCCACGCCATGGCCGATTCTTCTTTACGAATTTCAGATTTGGCAATGGACATTCTCGCTCTAAGTTGACTAGTGGACATTTCCATACTTTTTGCAATTTCGACTTCGGACAATCCTTCTTTACGCAGTTTCGTAACATGTGCTACAAAATTGCCGCTCCGTTGGTAAGGATTCTCGCCAGAACCCCAAGGATATCTTCCGCTATGCCTAGGTGTTCCATAATGGGTTAGTTCGTCTTTCTGTTCCTGTTCGACGAGTTTTCGATCATCCATACTTAGCCCTCCATCAGTTCTTTCTGAATGTAATCGCTCGCATACACGATACGATCCATTACTGATAGTACTCTTTCCGGCTCGGGTTGTAGAACCTGAATATCATTATTTTGATAAATTCGAAGCTCAACTCTTGTGTGATCAGGGTGAGCATCTTCGATTTCGCCGTATTCAAGGAAGAATAGAGCAGCATATTGTTCAAGTTGCTTCATCGATACTGGGCTGCACCCGGTCTTCAAATCATGAATTCGAAGCGTGTCGTTTTCGAATTTGATCGCGTCCGCAGTTCCGAAACAGACAAAACTATATGCCAGAACAATCTCTGGATCCATTCGAAATGCAATAGCATCATTAATGTAAGCCATTAGATTCGGAAAAATGTAGTCGATATCAATTGCTCGACGTGGGATCCTATGCCCGCGAATCAGAGAAAACAGGACGCCATTCTTTTCTGATTTCGTAAGCTTCATACGCGATTCGATTCGGTCTTTTGCATAAAGATGAATCGAAGTTCCGAGCTCGCATGCATAATAAGCTTTTAGCTTAGCATCCATCAAATCGTCCAAATTCTCTTTATCCAACCAATGATAGTTACTTGGACTAATGATTGCATGCTTGCCCTCAAGATTCGAATGCTGCTTGTAATGCACAAAGTACCTCCTCTTTGTTCTCTGGATAAATGAAACGAGCAAAGCTCAAGTCATTCATTTTCGAAACATAATAGTCTTGGTTCGGTTGATGTCCTGCTTTGGCATCTTTCTTGCATTCGAGAAGCGCCCATTTATTTTTATAAAGAATAAGGAGATCGGGAAAGCCCTGAATATAATTCGCATCAGTCTTCAGGACAATGCTTCCGGGATACCGTGCTTTAATTTCCCGAATCAGACTGCTCTGAAACGCACTCTCTCTTTGAGACATCCGATCTCCTCCTCTGCAAAAATAAAAGGAGATGTTTCCATCTCCAGAGATAGGTTCCAAAAGTCGTATTCTATCCCTCTATTATAGCATATGTTTTTCACGCGAGGCCCGTTTCTCAATAAAGGCCTTCTCATTGAAGTTTTTCTTCAATTTTAGTGTGTTAGCAATGGCTATATCAATTTTGGCTCGACTTCTCAAATGATAATAATATAGATCTTTATATGGGGTGTTCATTCGATCGATTCGACCGGCAGCTTGAACCATTGTCTTATAGCTATAATTCTGACTATAGAATATCATGGTATCCGTCTGCGTACAGTTCCATCCTTCCGCACCCGCAGTATACTGGACAAGATACGCCCATCTTTTTCCGAGAGGGATCTTCTCATGTTTGTGCCCGTTCCATTCGCGAACTTCAACCGCATCGCTAAGGGTAGCCTTGAGTAATTCCAATTCATAGTCAAAGTTGTAAAATATAATGGCAGAGCCACGGGCGGACAATATCTCTTGTACAGTATGTAACCGGTCCACGTCTTCGTTGACCACTCTTCTAAGTAAATAACAGAGCGCGGCAACCTCCTGTATGGGTTCATTTGCATAAGGATCCCATCTCCTTCTCATGATCGCATTATACTTCTGAATATCATAATCCGTATAAATAGTCTCGTGATGCTGCACAGTATCTCGTTCGAATGGCATTTCAACAATCAGACGTTTCCTCAATGCTTCAAGTTTTTTGGTCCCAATATATCGGTCGATTTGAGGATACTTCGCAAATCTTTTATAAATGATATGCTCATCTATAAACTCGCTTCGGTTCTTGTAGAAGCCATTCGCAATAAAGACTGGAATATAATCGGTCCATGTATCGCCCGGAGTAGCCGACAATAGGATCCATAGATTCTTTTTAGCGATTTTTAGGAATGCCTTAACCCATGTGCCACTTCCAACTACTCGCTGTTCATCAAATATAAAGAATGCGTCAGTGACGTTTGCATATTTTTTGATGTTATTCCAGCTATCAACGCTAACTCGAATGCCCGCTATGCTGTTTTGAGGCAAAAAAGAAAGGCCGAAGAATCGGCACTCATCTTCCCACTCGTGCGTATCACGCTTTCGAGCAGTAGTGATGATATACAGATCCTTCGGCTTTTTAGGGTTCTCAAGCCTTTCGTCAAACTCACAGCTTTTCCATACAAAATATCCAAGCGCGGTTCTACTTTTCCCCGAACCAACTCCACCGCAAAGAATACAGCCGTCTCGGAGTTCTTCGATAGCTTTCATTTGATGGGGATACAGAAGATTAGTATACGCCGTCATTATCCTGATAGTCGGCGTAGTCATCATCGAAACTGGTCTGTTCCGCTTTCTGAACAGCCTGTAGTTCGTGCAAATATCCCTTCATTGTGTATTTATCTCCATCATAATTAAAACTGCCGATCCGAAGATTGATTCGTTCAAGACGAATATCATCGAGAATGCCAATAGTTTCAGCACTCAGACGTCGGCACACTCGTTTGCCATCAAGGGAGGAGTACAATTTGATCGTGGGATTCCGTCGCCCGTCATCCGAGAAGGCAACGTTAATATTTGTCATATACGTCGGAGGCTCGCCTTCCTCGAGAGCAGGCATGATTCGAACGTTCCAACCATCGGCTTGAAGATCTCGAGCAGCTTCTTCAGTAAGAACCAAATTAAACTGCGGTTTTCCCATATTAAAACGATCTTTTTCGCCTGCGAAGTTCGTAAACATAATGCACGCATTTTTCACTACGACATTCGTATACGGACGATCCTGATAAACAGAGTGCTCGATATCAATGGTGCTCTCGCTGACATTGTTTCCATTAAACGTTCTCATGATTTTTCTCCTTTTCAAGTTCGAGGTACTTATTCAAATACCAAATTGCTTTTGAGATATCTTCAGATCCATTTTTCTTTTTATGACGGTATAGATACTTGAATGCATTGCAGATGCAGAAGTCCTGTGTAGACTCAACGCCTTGGGTTTCAACCATAATATCAATGCATTCAAACTTTCCGGTTTTGTAGTGATCCGGATGATTTACGTGCTCTTTTCTGAGCTCACTCATCTCTTGGGCTTCCGATGCTTTCGCCAAGGAACCACTCAATGTCTCCAAACTTGGACAGGTCATCGACTGCTTCATCGACAAGTCTCCGATAATAGGACTCATCTACAGTATCCTCCTTCTTTAATTCTCGCAAGAACTCGGCTTCACGCCATCTGTAGTCCTTTGCGCCTGTTACTGAATTGAATTTTCCATCTTGTTCACGAACAAGTCGTGCTCCACCGGTTCCCGGAAGAACTGGGCAGAACTGGCCGCACTTACCGACGAATATCCTGTTGTGCTCATCTTCTCCGAGATCTTCATCAAAATCAAGATACATTGCTGACTTAACGCTCTTGGTCTGGCAATAGTCGTCGAAGACAATGGGTTCTTTAGAGAACAAGGTCTTGAACACATACGGCTCCGCGAATTGCTTGCCAGTAGCAGTCCATTTACCCGGATCGTCAGGATCATCTTCAGCCAGCTTCGCAATATAAACCGCGTTGTTGACCAAACAGATCTTTTCGAAAATGTGCTCAATCTCAAAGTCGTACCCGTATCGCTTGCCAAAGGCAATAATATCTTTCTGTAGTTCAGGAGAGGGATCAAGTACTTTAATCGAGTCCGTTTTGATGTGGATGACTTCGCCACCTTTCTCGTGCACATAATTTAAGAGATCGATCATGAACAGTGCACCACGCTTGGCAACAATATTATCAATGTTGCGCGGATCGTGGAAAGCATTGTCGAAATGGGCTGCGGTCAAACCGTATACCGAGTTGATTGCAATCTTGAGCGCCTGCGACAACTGTTTTGCTTTAGCCGGGTCAGTTAGATATTTAGCCAGCTTTCCGCCAAACATCTTTCCGGCTTTCTCGAAGTCCTTATGCTTAATCGCAATTCGAGTGTTGAGTAAGTCATTGAACACTACTGTATATTGGCCAAATAAGTATTCGCTCGTGATGCTGTGTGGATGCATGCTGGCCACGTCAAAAGTAATAACTCGGCCATACATTCCGGGTTTAGACCATACGAATCCTCCTTCTCCGGGATCAAAGCCACCGTAAGAGGATGCTGGTTTTTTTATAATATCGGGCTCTATGCTCTCGGGGTTGTGTCCGCCAAAATGAAACCCTACGAGCTTACATAATTCATGTCCTGAGCCTTTCTTGAAGTCATATCCCGGAAAATAAGGAAGATCACTTTTTGCTTCGCCAAAAGGTTCTGCCATCATTTCGGGAAAGTTTGCTTTTAGGAATTCTTTTTGGAGAGAATCATCCGAAAGATGAACAGGTTCTGCAAGATCGCGATAAACAAATGAGCTTTGAGGATTCTTTACAGCTCCAAATATCAATCGTGTAGTCAACTGATTCGTTGTATCATTTACGGTTCCACCAGCGAGATCAGCCAGAATCTCTCTAGCAACGAAGTCGGCCTGTCTAGCATTGAACACGGCTTCGGTCGCAAGCACGTCATTATCACAATACTCGGCAACCAATTTCCATTTGTCTTCTGGAACAGGTTGGTCCCACGGAAGGCCGAGCTCCTGATGATGAATACCAAGATCGATCTCGAACTTCTTAAGACTCTGCTTAGTAGAACTGAAGTCGTAAACATCCGTATAGCTAATGTTATACGCCTGACCAAACATAGCAGCCTTGTCACCAGAAATAATTGCCTGACTGATTTCATAGATCTCTTCAATACTTTTTCCAAGATATCGAGCATAGAGAATGTGGTTATCATACCGACGACAGTTAAAGCCTACGAGCTTTTTCTTGAGAAGTTCCGCAATATCTTGCTGACTCGGATTGATCATCCGGACGCATTTACATTGCGCCCCAGCGTATTTCCAGTTGACAAGAAGCAAGTTGGGGAATACCTCAATATCGAAGAACACAATTGTGTCTTCTAGGCATTCATCTGACTCGCTTACGGCTTCGCTTTTGTACTTCATCTTCATCGCGATTTTTGTACACCGATCACTCTGATGAGTGCTCCCCGCTGCAAAAGCCAGAATCGTAGGTTTCATGTCGCTAATATCATACGGCATTCCGCTATCATAAGCTTTATCAAGAATGTCGTTGATCAATCCGATCGACGATGCAGTTGATCCCACAATCTCTTTGCGCAAGTGACGATTGATGAGTCGTCGAAGCCCTTTTTCGCTTTTTACTGCTTTCTCATTTATCACACTCGTTTTCTCCTCTTTCAACGGCAAGCCACTGGAAATCGTAGCAATGGGAATATCGTTGCACTTAGTCAATTTACGTCGACAGCTACTTTTCCCAGTAAACACTTTAACTTCGATCCCCGGTGAAAAGATACGTTGAAGGTCATTAGGATCGCCTCCCTCATAGAGATAGTGCAGATGAATGCCTTGTCCTCCTTTACTAAGTTCAGCGTATGTTTTTGGCCATTTCGATGCTGCCTCCATGTTTAGCTTAAGGGATTTCTCACCTGTCTCATCTTTCAAATCAAAATCGATCACAACATGAATTACAGGCAGCATAAGATAGTGCAGTTCACTTGTCCGAATATCGGCCAAAGTCGTCGTAACTTTGTCCCACGCAATAAGCGGGGTGCCATCCTCGCTCGCGTATTGAGCAGGGTAATTGGCGTAAATATCATCCAACAAAGACTTTGTACAGTCGAGTTTCAGCCATGATTCTTCTTCCTTTGGTGCTTCATCCTTCGTTTTCTCTTCGGGGCGAAACTTCTTTCGGATGAACCCCGAATAATATTTCCGAATCTGTTTGCCGTCGATTCGCTCAACATCTGAATAATGCTCGAAATAGTTTTTTAACTCTTCTCGGAACTTGTACATCGGCAGCTTGGCTTCTGTCCCGCTATCCTCGCAATACTCCTTGTACATTGCATACGCGAGCTTAAGCGTTGTGGAATCCTGCTGATCGAAAATATCATACTTGTCTTCGACAAAGTTGAAGAAGAAATCCGTTTTGTACATCATGTCCATTGGACGATAGGCATTGTAATAGTCCTTACCCATCTCCTTATAGACCTGAAGACAGTGGTAGGCGATAGCACCCAGTTCGAAATTAACCTTACTCATCAGATTTTGGTATCTGTTGAACGGGAGCTTTCTGCCGCTTGGCCGAACATCGATCAGTCGTCGAATAATACCGGATTTTGCATCGGTAATCTTGACCGGACGATTGGTTGCCATAAACAAGAAACAGTTTGCGCGAGCAGTATAGCTCGACTTGTACTTCTCATTCATGGTCATCATCTCGTGAGATACAATCGAGTTCAACTTTGTATTGTCCTCGATGCGGCTCAGATCACCGTCATGCTGAATCGCGACAAGAGGATTATCACGAAATGCTTCGGTAGCAAACTGGTTATTATTGCTGGCAAGAGATTTAGCATCGAAACTTACATAATATCCCTCGAACAGTTTTTGAATGATATTAAGAATGGTGCTCTTGCCCGCTCCAGCATCGCCATAGAAGACCAGAAATTTCTGGATGGTCGTGCTTTCACCAGATACAATAGCACCAATTGCCCATTCAATTTTAGCGCGTTCGTCGGGATCATAAAGCGTCGATATGATCTCGTCATACCCTTCGCAATTCCCAGACTCAAGAGGGTAGGGGAGAGACTTCGAAACGTAGTCCGTCTTTACAACCGGGGTATTCGCAAAAGTCAACTTGCTATCGAGCTGATGGCTGTTATCCGAAAGATTGTTCACATAGCTCTGAAATGTTTTCCACGAATTGGTGGAGTAATCCATCATTGTTCGCGGGCGAAGAGTTGCTTCCGGGAATATCTTTCGGGTCTCGTCAATCTTAGCTTCAATGTCCTTGTCAATAAGACGCTGTACGTCATAGCTATCCGTCGTCCATAATCCACGAGCATCATCCCAGATTGCATAGAATGCTTTGCCACGAATCATGAGGTCTTTGCTTTTACAGATTTTGAACTCAGGATATATCTCGATGACGTCCTTTTCCTTTGGAACAGTCCGCGTCCTGATTTGACAAAAATCCATGCCGTAACCTCCTTTCTCGGCTTACACATTTGTAGTAGGCGTTGTTACAGTTGTGCAGTTTTCAACACGGTTTATAAACTTTTATATAAAATATATATTCTCCAAAAAACTTTTTAGTAGTAAAAAACTGTAAAACTGTAACAGACCCCCAATTTTTCTAATAATAGCTAGAAAAATGCTGTTACAGTTTTGGTTTTTTGGCCCTTCAAAACTGTCACACTGTTACAGTTTTCTGTCACACTTTTTCCGTTCGTCGTTAAGATTTCTTAACACAAACCGCAAATTTTCTTCAAAACCTCGAAAACGCATTTCAAAACTGTCACAACTGTTACAGTTTTGCTGAAGAAAATATCAGCCCAAAACATGCAAATTCACGATAAAATTGCTCCCTGAGCCATCCGCATACTCAACCGAAATGGCACAGTTTTCGACCTTATCGATCACCATAATTACGATCTTTTTAAACTTCGGAGCGCCTGTTGAAGCCGCCGTAAAACAAGTTTTTTCAAGGTATTTCATTGCTGTATGAAACATTAAAACTTGGCATGCACGGTCATTGAATGGAGTGATTTCAACCTTCTCAACTGTATCATCACCAAGGTGCAGTGGAAGCTGTTTTATCCATTCCAACAACTGCTCGTCTCTAGCATTCATATAATTGGTGCTCTCCTTTCAACTCAGAAACATTCCGGAAAATTCTCCAACAGCCACGCCTGAGCCTGATACCAAGTCTCCACTCGACGCTGATCCTCACGAGTCCGACGAAGGGGGAATAAACCGCCTACACCGTTTCGACTATACAGTCGATCCAGCCAGACGTTCAGAATATCCTCCACCAAATCCTCGCATCGCCAGTCATCAAAAGCTTCATCGTCAAATTGAATCAGATTCAGGTTTTCAATCATTCTCCAGAAGAAATATCCATCCGTAAATTCCGGATTGCTGTCGACCATCATATCCATAATGTCCTGTGACAGAGCAATCAGCATCTCCAAACACGAACACGGTCCCAAGTCCGTCCAGCGTACACCAAAGTAAACGCCACGCAACTCGAGACCGTGCTCTTCCCAATTGTCGTCCCTTGGGACAATTCCGATAAACTCTCGATTCATCAAAATATCAAAGAGTTTGCTATAAGATCGACCGACCGGCGTCTCTCGATCAATGAAACGACGAAGCCATTTTACATACGCTTCACGCTCCTTTTCAGTCATCGTAAAATATCACTCCTTCTCGTTTAAATTAGAATTCTTCAAATATTTCTCATATAGTAGTCGATTATCGAAGCGGGCGTGATGTTTAAGTGTAACGATTTTGCGCACCAAATCCACACGAATAATGCACGTCGGCCACATATTGATGAGACTACGATTATAATATTGGTCAATCATTTGTTTGCGCCGCTGTTTTCCGAGATATACCTCGATCGTTCGATTGTAGGAAGGTCCCCGAATTCGGCGTTTCTTTGCCCAATATTGGCGTCTATCTTCTCTCATCATCGCTTTGGCATAGCGTCTGGGAAATGAAGGATCTATAAAATTCACCATATATCCAAGAAGAAGACCTTCGCGCCATCTTCTTCGATACTCCGCTTTAGATTTCATGTCTTATGCTCCTTTCGCTCGACCCATTACCATTTCACGACAGAGTTCGATATCCTTCAACCTGCGTGCTTCTAACGTCGGCGGAGTTGAAATTCGTGATCCATATCGCTTGGAAAGCTCAATGGATAACTGGTTTAATGTGTATCTTTTATTCTCGAAGACACACGTATGCTTTTTATAGAAATGCCTGCGTTTCTTCATTCGTTTCCACTGCTTAGCGCATTCTCGAATATTTAGCATCGGAAAATATTCGTCCTGCGGATTCTCTCTAAGCGAATTCGCGACCACAGCGCCGTTATAAAGTGCGTCATCTTTCCGGTTTTGATACTCCGCTTTAGATTTCATAATTCATGCTCCTTTTCAGTCATCATGAAATATCATTCCTTTATTCAGGCAATTTGCCTCTCCGGATTCTTTCACCATTGATAATGATGCCATGCTTTTTAACATACTGATACCAACGATCCATTCGGCGAGTACTTCGCGAACACTTTCGGATATACACATCCTTTGGCATACCTCTGCTGGCGTACCATGCGTGTTCCTCTTCCGACATCCTCGCCCACGAGAAACATGCATTAATCAGGTATTTCATTTTGCGCTCCCGATATTCCGTTCTAGATTTCATAAACTGACACTCCTTACGGTTTAATTTCAAAGCTGGGGACAACATCTGTGTGGATATAGAGCTTGTAATGATACGGGTCAGTATAAGTTCCGGTGATGTCTTCAACGACATACATAGTGTAGTCGTTGAGATAAATATAATTTTTCTTATAGGAATTCGGTCCGATCTTGACGGTCACAACAAGTTCTCTGCTTGAATTATTTGAAATAGACATTGCACCTACACACTCGAGAATAACCTTGTCCGTTCGAGCATTGTAGACCGTAATTTTTCGCTGCGATTCAAAGTAGTCGGCCTGCTTGCTGATGTTGGCATTAACCTTGTCGGCTTCACTGCATCCCGTCGTAAGGAACAGTGCGCCAGTCAGCATACCCGCGAGAATAAGATTTTTAATTTTCATAAAATATTAGATCTCCTTTTTATGGTTCAGTTGCCAATTATCAAAGATTACGGACCAGCATTTAATATAAAAGTCGTGTAGTGGGCAGCTCTCATATTTCGCAAATGGGCACTTCTCACAATCGTCACCAGTCAACTTATGGCTTAAGCAAAAGGCATTTAGATCATTCATCAATGCCCATATCCGCTTCTCATTGAGATTCATGCTATATTACTCCCCTAATACAACCTGATGATAGCTCTGGTGAATTCTCGTCACTTCATAGTCGCAGTGCAGCGATTCGTTTCGGACATACAGGGTGTTCTCGTCACCGCTCAACTCAGCAGCTTCAGCTCCGAAATGATCCAGCGTATCTGCACCGATAAAGCGCTCGACGTCCATGACCGTCTCTTCAGCATCATCCGCCAATACATCGTCGACAGCATAATATGTCATAGAAACAGTATCATATCGACCCGAATATCCAGCGTCGAAATCATCGATCGAGATCAAATACGGCGTTTTTTCTTCCGAGTCAGTGCTCTCCGAGATCTCTTGCAAGAGATCCTGATCAATGTCGTCGTCCTCTTCAAGCGGCTTTACGGGCTCGATTTTGTTATAATCCGTAAACTGATGCTTTGGTACCTCAGAAATGCCCCTCAGAGGCGTTCTAAGGGGGCTAGAATCGTCCGTACCCGTACTCGTGATAGTTTCCTTTACCTCGATATCCGATGCATCACGAGTGTTATTATCAGCAATCAGAAGCATCTTCTTCCGATGCTTATAAAGTCGATTTCCGAGGTATGCAAGCCCGACACTGCTGCCAACAATGATAGCAAGCTTCAGAATTTTGGTTTTCATAAGTGCTCTCCTTACTCTTCCAGAAGATCGTAAATGCTGCCTCTTACGTTAAAGTCCAGAATGATCGAATCTTCTTCATCATTAATGAACCGCACAGATCCGTTCTTAGAGAAGATGCCAAAGTCAACGTAATAGTCGCCGTTATTGTCGTCTTCTGCGCCTTCCTTCGGGATGTACCAACCAACAACCGCACCAGCCTTTGTCGAAGAGAAACCAAGTGCTTCATAGACTTCGTTCAGGAACAAATATCCGCCATGCTCATGATTGCGCCGGGCAAGGAGTTTGTCGTTCATCTGATTCTGAACCTTCTTGAGAAACCACATATTATAGGAAGATTCTCCCTGCCAATAGTCATTGCCCTTCTTGAACACCTTGGCATACATGGAATAATCGTTTGGGTTCTTGCCAATATCACTCCGTTTCACAACGGTGATTTCTTTGGTTTCGCCCTTTTCGTCCGTGATCGTAACCTTGTCAAGCTCTTCCGCCTTAATGCCGTGGAGGAATCGCCAATCTGCTTCGTCGCCGAGTTCATCCTTAACGTTACCACGATAGCCATTGAATGCCTTCGTCGTAGCCGTCAGAGCAGCAGCCGTCGCCGCATAACGCTGAGCGAGAATATGATGGCCGCCGAGGAAGCAGGTCACACTCGCCGCATACAGAATGGTAGCAGGGGCGTATGCTTTCGCGAGGTCGACACACATGATCGCTTTCGTTTTCAGAATATCTTTTTGCCTATCATCCTCGGTATAGGTATCGTTAATCATAAGTGCATCAATCTTAGCCAAACGAGTTTCTTTGCGAGAGAAAATATCATCAATTTTCGTCGTACCCCTTGCCGTTTCAATCAGCGCGCCAGCACCGGTCAGGACGCCCGCGCCGAACAGGATCTGGGGCATATGCTTATAGACGATCAAACCCATTCGTTTCATACCAGTTTTTACAATAGTAAGATTCATAGTTTTTATTCTCCTTCCAAAATATCAAGAAGCGTAGTAGTTCCATTTACGCCGCGTTTCCAGTCGATCGATCAAATCGAAATTCGATATCTGGTTTCCGATTCGTTTTCGCCACACAGTTGTTTTTATAAAAACGTCACATTTCGGGCATCCGACCCAGTAGTCTTGAAAGAATCCTGATCTTGGATTCGCAGACGCCCCGTATCGCTGAGGCAAATATTGAGCTGTCGCCGCACCTCCGCAAAATGGGCAGGAAGCTAACATGGTGCTCTCCTTTCAGAATATCAACGATATAATCCAGCAGCCTTTTTCGTTTGTTGAACTCTATTCTTTTTTGCTCCCACATTCGCACGATATTCAGTAACTGCTTCTCGCTGCCGGTCAACATTTTTCCTCCAATTGAGATAGGCCTCGCAAGTCATGTGTCAATTGGGTTCGACGCATCGATTTTCGCAGCCTCTCGTACAAGGGCTTGTTGAATATGAGGATTCCATTTATTTTTGTTCTCCTTTGCTACATGATAGTGAGAAACGGAATAGACCACGTGTCCGCATTTGGGGCAATTACATACTGCATAGAAGCAACCCGCGTTTGCGGAAAAGAATTCTTCGTAAGAGTATTCGCCCCTGTCCTCGGGTGTGTTTCCGGCTGTAAATTGCGTTTCGCATGTCCGGCATATGAATTCGTAGAACACGATCTGACGGTCCGGTTCAATTTTCATATGATTATTCCTCCGTGAGTTTGTACTCTATAGGCGTGATGAAACGAACAGATGGTTGATCCTTTCGAAACATTCCTTTCTGAGTACTATATACTCGATCCCCGCATTCCGGACAGTTGCAAGAACCCATGTATTTTCCGCAATCAAAATTAAACTCCTCTGCAAAATCGCATTCATCCTCTTCAGATGCGTAAAATATCGTTCCGCAACGAATGCAATGAAACAAGAATTCGTCGACGTATTTGCTAGAATTAATCCTCATATGCTTATTCCTCCCAAATGATTTTTAGGAATCGCTTCGTGAGTGCATCCTTATGGAATGCGGAATCACCCAGTTCATCAACCATGCTATTCCAAACAAGCCCCATTTCAAGAGCCATGATCAGCGCTACTTCTCTGTGTTCCTCGTCAGGAGATTTATAATATTTGGCAAATGGCCTTTCTAACATATCTAGTAGAGCATCCTCAGAACCCTCAATAATCCGAAATGTTCGCATTACAGACTGCATTGTTTCGTTTGTCGAATCGACGGCATCCTTCATCTTTTTAAGTTCAGTATTCATAATTCATTCCTCCACTTTAATGTCGTCGAAGATAACGGGAATCGTCTCCTGAAGTTCTTTCAGAAGCGGAATCATGAGAGCACGCATCTGAGGATGAGCAGCTTTAGACGTTCTAAGCTCGAGAATATGTCGCCATTCAGCATAGTTCGTCGTCATCACCAGCTTCGTGGCAAGGGATAGAGGGAGAACGCAGCGAGCATCTTCGGGTTTGAGGCTGTTTGTGAGAAGCGCCTTATAATAACGTTCCGCCATATCACAGATACCCAGCCATAAGTTAGATCCGAATGTGCAGTCATTGACCCATTCAGGTTTCACAAAAGTTAGCTCATTGCTGAACTTATCCTTGCTGTAATTACAATATCTAGTGGATTCCTGCGCGAAACTGCACAACCTATGGCGAACCAACTCATTCGCAATCGCTCGGTCAGTCGTGAATTCAACGCTCAAGACGGAATGCTCAAGCATAGCGGTATGACCGAGAGTGGTCAGCATCTCCTTAATCTTCTGATCGCTCGATCCGTCATCGGTAATCTTGTCTTCGCTGCGATAGCATGTTCTGGCAGCTTTTTCAATGACATCGCCGGGATTCCAAAGAATGCGATAAGACTGCTCAATGATTTTCATTTAAACACCTCGTCAAACATAGACTTGATACCCATATAGTTGATAATTGCTTCGGATTCGGAGCGCGTAAGCACAATGTATCCTGTCGTATTCAACGCGAATCGCACATCAGCAATATCCATTTCTTCGATGAGTTTTCTAAGCATGTTCAGCTTATCGAATCCTTGACGATCTTTAGCAGCTTTTATATAAGGTTCATAATCATCGGCAATAGCTTTCTTCCGACAATTGCATTCTGCCTCGATTTGATTAAGTTCTGTTTGCATTGCTTCACGAAGTTCGGCTTCAGTCATGCTAGACAGTTTCTCGTGAGAAATAGCGATAACATGCGCATTCTTATTCATTTTTTGAGCCCTCCCTATTCGACTTGCTAAGAAACTCATTGAAATAAGCAGCAAATATTGCGATTACATCCTCTCGCGGCATTCGTCGAATCATCTGTTCAAGTTCAATGTAATCGCTATGTTGTTCTTCTCGAATCTCAGCCCTTTTTATATAAGGTTCGAAGGCCTCAAAAATAGCATTCTCATAGTCCATAGCTGCTTCATGATTTTTGTGAATCAACTTATTCCGGAATTCAGCGAGTTCGTTAGAGGCCCAGCTTTCTATAGCTTCACGTGAATAACACACACCATCAATAATGACGAACTTTTTATCCGGCGTTTCATGAATGATCTTCGTCGTTACCTTAATCATTTTTCGAATCATCTCCATTCGCTTTGTTAAGAAGTTCATCAAAATAAACAGTAAAAACGGCAATTACATCTTCTCTGGGCATTTCGCGGATTGTTTGAGCAAGACCTTTTTGGGCGTCAATCCGAGCTTTTTTGGCCTTTGCGTTTACAATGTAGGGTCGAAAAGCAGCGAAAATAGCGTCAGTATACGCTTTTGATTCTCTTTGATGCCTTAGAAGTATTTCGTCTCGAATTTTTAGTATATCCGTTAGAGTCCATTTATCAACGACTTCACGCGGATACCCTATTCCATCAATAACGACAGTGACTGTCTCTCCGTTGTATTTTTCAAAGATGATGTTATCCATTACCACTCAACTTCCTTTCCGAGCAACACCTGCTCACATGCCATCTGAATCGAAATATCCCGGTCGATTCCCTCGTCCATCCACCGCATAGTTAGGGCAATCGCTTCCTTAATATATTGCTTATCTTCGGTGCTATCCGGATTAAGCTCAATCTCATTTATCTTTGCCCATTTGCAAATATCTTTAGCTTTGACCGGTTTGGCCATACTCAGCGTTCTCCTCCCACTTTTCAAACATAAAAAACTCAAAATCATGCTCGCAATTTTTGCAAAGGATGCCCTTACAGAAACGCCCGCTATTCCTACGGACCTTATGAACTATGTACTGTATATCCGTATAAGTTTCGCAGGTGTTCATATCGAATTCTTTTCTGCAGCGACTGCAAGTCTTAATCATATTGAGATCTTCTCCATCGCTTTTTTGGTAACCCGAATGCCAATATCCTTAGCTTTGACTGGTTTGGCCATTGCTCTGCTCCTTTGTCGTATTTTTCAGTTCATTAACCACCTTATTGATCGCGCCCGTTACCCAAGCAAGCGTAAAAATCGTGGAAATGACGCCTCCCACGCTTCCCGCACAAAAGACCATCAGAATTTCGCTCATAATTAAAACCTCCTAATTTTAACCGAATACTTCTTTTCCAGTTCTTCGATTCCATTGTCGATATAGCACCGAAACCAATCCAAGTTCATGTCTCGAGCTTTTACGCAGACCATTATGAATTCAGCAATCCGGCGAGTTTCTTCAGCCGACCCGCCATGCATTACCGCATTGAATAGTGACGTCGAATTTCGAATAAGATCATTCTGAAAGCGCTCGCTCATCGATGAACTGCTATTTTCATCATTGGCATATCGTGCTTTGTAGTCGGATTCTAATGCAAATTTTTTAACTAAACGAATTGCGCAGTCTTGTGCCCACTTCTTCGCCGAGGAGTATCGGGTAACTTCACGGATATTATTCAATTGAGTTTCCGAAATCCCCATTTTTTCTGCGATTAGTGAATCGGGATAATTTCTCGCACTAAGTTTTTCTAAGCGATTGTATATAGACAGACGGTGCTTTTTTACGCTCAGTGCTCGACATTTACGAAATTGCGATACGGATTCGAAACCAAGTTCGTCCACAATGTCCCGTTCAGAATATCCGTCTTTTCTCATAGTGGAGACCAATTCGTAAAACTTCATAGCGCTTCTCTCCTTTATATGTCGTGCCTATTTCTCAGTTATCGTTCGATTCATTCAAGCCAGCATACCAATCAGGGTAATCACGATTAAAGCGCTTTGCATTATGAACAAAAAGCGCAAAAAATCCTCCTCCAAGCACCAAGGCGATACCTCCAACCACAAGAGCGCCTAATCCCGCTCCATAAAAAGTTCCAACATCCACTGCGTCAGCAACCATTTTAGTGACTTCCTTCTTGTCCATATGTCAGTCCTTCTTTTCGATCGGGTATTTCTTTTCCAGCGCTGCAATTCCGTTATCCGCACGGCACTTTTTATAATCAAGACAATGTTTCATTGTATCAATACAAACCAATGCATACTCCGCAGCTCGCGTTAATTCTTCTTCAGTAGCTCCAAGCTCGACCATGCGCTTAAATAGATTGACCGCCTTCCCGACCAGTATTCGATGATAATGAATATTGATATCGATTATTCCAATGTAATATTCAGTTCTGTAGTCACGGGTGCCAACAATATCGGTGATCTGCTGAAAAGTCGTTACATTATTCATACTCATATCGCTACTCTCCTTACACCGGTTCAACTCTAGGCATGACGATCAAATATCCACCGGGAACTTGCTCATAGTTCGGATAACCACCACCAAAGGATTTCCAGCCCCACTTCCGGTCAGTATACTGACTGGGCGCACCAACCGTACTGTAAAAATCATCAACGGTTACATAACCGTATAACTGCATCAGATCTTCGAGTTTCCGACATACACTCTCTGCTTCATCGCGGGTATTCACAACGATCTCGTCCGGAGTAATACGACGACTTCGTTCTCCAACGTCTCTTCGCGATCCACCGCCATAGTCATACATAGAATTATAGGGGAGAGGGTTGTTTCGAACGGTCGTGGAACCACCCCGAGATTGCCCACGATTTCGCACAGGCTGACCAGTTAGAAGTGTCGATACCAAGTCAATTACGCCATCTGCAAACATCTTTTTAGCTGACGGAATGAAAATATCAAACACGGCATTCGTCAGCCGGTCCTCAATACTTCCGTCAAATATATTATCCATAATACGTTGCCCGAGAGAAGCCTTCTTTACCGTAGCATTTCCCTCGATAACTTTTTCGACTTTCTCCGCTTTTGCAGGAAGATTTCGATTAGCATTCTCCTTTGCTGCATCAGAATTATTCGGATACATGGGAACGCCTCGGTTTTCACTCATAAGTATTTTCCTCCGATTCGCTAAAAGCAGTCTGGAGAATTCCGATCGCATTAGCAGCCTCATCAACAACACTATCGGTCGTCGTTTGCGTTGCATCCGTGATCGCAGCAACAATCGCCAAACTGGCAATACTTACGCAGGCCTTCGACAACCCTTTGGAATTCGGCAAGACGGTTTTAATCGCGCCGCAGATGATCGTTTCAATGCCGATACCGACAATCAGATTCACAATCGCCTTTACGTCATCAATTCTCATTTGGTGCTCTCCTTTCAAATATGTATCAATGCTCATGGTGACCGGGATCGATATAGTTGTTTATAATGATTGGAGCATTTTTATTCGGAGCATCATCTTTCTTTCGTTGACCCATTTCAAAGGCAAAGACAACGCCCAAAATAACAATCTCGATCAGCGGCATAAAATCATCCAGCGTTTTCTTTCCGCTTTCCTTAGCGGTTTCGATCGCGGTCTCGGTGGCTTTAGCCGCGAATTTCTGCGCCACTCTTTCAAAGAACAAGAATATCCTCCTTTCGTGAACGGCGAAAAGAAAAGGAGGATGCCAAGTTTCCTTAACATCCTCCTTTGAGTAGATCCTTAAATATCATTGGTTAGCTTACAGTATAGTCACCATCGTTACTGTCGCCACGGTCTTTTCCGCCGAGCAGAGCAGCACCCAATACAGCAGCTCCGACTCCAGCAGCGAACGGAAGGATCCGGTTAAAAAACAAATTTTTCACACCGGCCTTCGTAGGCTTCTGGATACGCTGCTTCTTAGTCTCCTGCGTCTGTTCGGTCGTAACAGTTTCCTGAGCAACAGTCTGATTCGTCTTTTCCATAAGTCAAATCCTCCAATAAATTTTATTTAAGAGTTTCCTCTCTACTATAAGCCTTGCAATTTTCGCGAGAAAAAATATAAGAGCCTATGTTTCCATAGACTCTCACACAGAACAGATTAGTCGATTCTTTCATAAGTTTGAGCATTAAATTTTACACTGCAATATTTAAAAAGGAATTTCGTTACCCGGCTTTTTGGAAATACTATCGTTATAATACTAGTCAACGTATCTACAACGCCAACAATAGCGAAAAATCCAATAATAATTCTAGTGATCATAAATCAACTCTCCTTTCAAGTACAGACTAATCTGTCTATTATACGCTTTGTATTTTTCGCGAAGTCCACGAACTTGTAGGAACGTATACCTTGCCAAAGAAGCTTAACAGAATATTAAGAATCCCTTCCTCGTAAGTATCGAAATGCCGAGCTGCCAAACAATCGGCTACCCTATTGTCTTTACTGCTGAGAAATACGGCGACGTTATGCTCATTGTCCGCAATACCAATATAGAAGAGGTTATTCGCCAGCAGAACATGAGAATCTCGATGAATCCACTTATCCTGTTTATGAAAAGAGGGGAATCGTACTTCGATCTCTCGAAATACGTCTTCCAGAACATCAGGCTCATAGTCAACATACCATTGAGCAGCATGATTACCAGAAGCGTAGTAATTGCCTCGTCCCATAATGCCTCCTCGAAAAATCAAAAAGAAAAGAGGCCATGAAGACCTCCTTCTTAATTTGGATCAGAATCCCATATGTGGGTACAATGCAATCATTCCCCACAACACAATATTAATGATAAAGATTCCGACAAAGGCACCAAAGTTTACGCCCATCCAGAAATAGTTCTTTTCTTTTTGCGTGTACTCCACGTCCGTGTCATTCTCATCATCTTGTCTATAGAAGAATTTATACAGTTTTTCCATCATGGTAAACACCATCCTTTCTACTATAGAACCTGTTATTTTAGCGAGCCATAGAGAACCAGTCTATCTGCTTCGAAGGATTTTCGCACATCGATAATGCGCTGATTTGAACTACCGCGCCACAAAAGCGAAATATCCTTCTTTTCTTCGATAAATGGGCCATCCACGAGCACATCGATATACCTTAACAGCATGTGCATATGGCCGCGTCGACAATCATCCATCAGTTCTTCCCATGTGTACCCAGTCCAGCACCAAATATCCTGCGTAGGCGATTGTCTATGCTTTTTAATTTCCTGCGCTATAACACAAAGCATAGGTTCGTTTTCTTTCTCGAAAGGTTCTCCTCCAAGGAAACTAAAGCCATCATGATTTTGAGATTCCGAATAGACTATGACAGCGTCTAGCATTCTATCGGTTACCGGCGTCCCATACTCAAAATCCTGTGCTTCTGGGTTAAAACATCCGGGGCAATGCCTCCTACATCCGCTGACCCAAATGCTCATACGAATGCCGGGACCATTGGCGACATCATAGGGGACAAATTTTGCAATTTTCATTCTACACCACTTTCCGCCAGCTCAACCGGCACGCCGTCTTTAATTACGCCATCCGTATACCAGCCATCCAGAAATTCAGCACTCGGCTCAATATCATACGTGATCTGATAAAGACTCTTTCCGTCAACGTCAACATCGAGCAGGTCATGGGTAATATCAATCCAATAGAATCCTTCCGTGACAGACCATCCGATCATTTCAGATTCAGGCGTAGCAGGAATGCCTAAAAAATAAAGGAACTCGCTCAGAGAAGCATAACCTCTAAGAACAAAATTCCGATTAAAATGGTACTCGGCATCCATGACCTCGCGCTCATATCTCTGGAATACCTGATGCGTCACAGGCTCAATAAACGTAAATTTACCGTCCGGACAAGTCAACATTTGGCGATGGTACCCGGGATTATTCCTCGTGATTTCCGCCTGAATTTCTCTATCGAAGTCCGCACCTTTTTTCTCAATGACCTTGTTTCGATACTCAGAATATGTCTTAGTTGCTCCGGCATATAGTGCAGCCATGGCAGCAGTCTGTTTAGTGCTTATCACATTGCCACTCATAATGCATCCAATCGTCACGCCAGCAGTAACAGCGGTTGGAACATAAGTCTTAGCAATATCAAGTCCTGTCAGATCAACCCCGTCCGCGTACATGTCGGCAATATCCATCGTAGCTTTCGCACTAGACACAGCCGTTCCGATCACGCCAATGCTGCCGAGAATGCTCAAGATTGTAGGGGCATGTCGTTTGGTAAAGCGAACAAGATTCCAGAAAGTTTTAGACATAGAAGCTCTCCTTTCAAATATGTCTTTTTATAAATTACTTATGCGCAAGATAACGACCGATGAGCCATGCGACGACGAATGAAGCAACGAATATTACGGGATCAAACTTCATGAATATGTCACCTCCATCCAATACCAAGCCCAAATAAATATCCAGCAAGCCACACTAGCAGAACGATTGCTCCGAAAGTAGCATAGTCAATTACCATTAAAGAATGCCTCCCAAATCACCATACCTATCCATGCTAAAATAAATGCGCAAATCCAATCCATCATAAATGCATCACCCGATCTCTAATTTCTGCTGTTCGCCCCTGATTCCAGAACTGGGTTCCAATATAACCGCACGTTCGTCTGGCCACATTCATCATTTTCTGATCACGATTGCCGCATACAGGGCATTCCCAGACGAGTTTTCCATCATCTTCCACAATCTGAATTTCGCCGTCATATCCGCATTTTTGGCAATAGTCTGATTTTGTGTTGATTTCAGCGTACATGATATGGTCGTACATATACTGAATCAATCGGATTACTGCGAGAACATTATTATTCAGATTCGGGACTTCAACATAACTAATAGCGCCACCTGGACTCATTTTCTGGAATCGACTTTCAAAATCAAGCTTTGCAAAAGCATCAATCGGCTCGCGTACATTAACATGATACGAATTTGTAATATAAGTGTGATCGGTTACTTCTTTAATGACACCGAATCGTTTGCGTAGACACTTAGCAAATTTGTACGTCGTGGACTCAAGTGGGGTTCCATACACACTGTAATCGATATGCTCTGCTTCACGCCACTCCTTACATTTATCGTTCAGTCGCTTCATGACATTAATCGCAAACAATTCACCTCCGGGTTCAGTATGGCTGACATGCATGAAAGCCTGACAACACTCGTACAGACCGGCATATCCTAGCGAGATCGTCGAATATCCATTGTAAAGCAGTTTATCGATCGTTTCACCATGCTTTAGTCTGGCTAGAGCACCGTGCTGCCAAAGGATCGGAGCAACATCCGATACGGTTCCTTTCAACCGCTCATGCCTGTATCGCAAAGCACGGTGACAGAGCTCAAGCCGTTCGTCGAGGACAGCGTAGAAAGCCCTCTTTTCTTTAATGGCAGTGAGCGCAACATCCGGAAGATTGATCGTAACGACACCTTGGTTGAAACGTCCATAGTATTTCGGCTTTCCGTCCTCATCCTTATAAGGCGTAAGGAAGCTTCGGCAACCCATGCATGGATAGCAGTCACCCTTTAGCTCCAGCATCAATTTCTCGGAAATATAATCCGGAACCATTCGTTTAGCCGTGCACTTGGCTGCTAATTTCGTCAGATAGAAATATGGAGAATCTTCATGGATGTTGTCTTCCTCGGTTACGTAAAGCAACTTGGGGAATGCAGGAGTAACCCAAACGCCGGACTCGTTCTTTACTCCCTGAATACGCTGATTCAGCATCTCCTCGATAAGCATAGCGAGGTCTTCTTTTTCTCGTGGATTTTCAGCTTCATTCAGATACATCATGACCGACAGGAAAGGCGCTTGCCCGTTAGTTGTCATCAATGTAATGACTTGATACTGAATAGTCTGAATACCCTTCTGAATCTCTTTTCGGAGACGGCGTTCCACGATATTATCGACATACAATTCGCCACCCGGAATGTTATAGTCGAGCATCTCCTGCATAACTTCTTTACGAATTGCCTGTCTTGAAATATCAACGAAGGGAGCAAGATGTGCAAGGCTGATCGTCTGCCCACCGTATTGGTTGGATGCGACTTGTGCGACAATCTGCATGCCGATATTACACGTGGTCGAGAAGGTGTGGGGCTTTTCGATCTTCACGCCGCTAATGACTGTTTCGTGCTGGAGCATATCTTTAAGATTAACCAGACAGCAGTTGTGCATATGCTGAGCAAAGTAGTCTTCATCATGTACGTGAATGATGCCCTGCTTATGTGCCGCCACAATGTCTCTCGGAAGAAAATATCTTTCCGTCAGGTCTTTAGAGACGTATCCGGCCATATAGTCTCTCTGAACACTGTTAATGACCGGATCTTTATTGCTATTTTCCTGAAGCGCTTCCTCGTTTGCCTGATCGATCAACGATAGAATCTCAGCATCCGTACTGTTTCCTTTACGGATCTTCTCTCGATCATATCGATAACGAATATAATCTCTAGCTACGGTCGCATAGCCGTTTTCCATCAAGGCATCTTCAACCATGTCTTGAATTTCTTCGACATGGGGCGCGCGATCAAGTTTATAGCACATATCGCTCACTGAGTCCGTAATTTTTGCAATGTCTTCGAATGGAATTCGATCGTTGCTTGCCCTCGTGATTGCGCCTGCGATCTTCGTGTTGTCGAACGTCGCTTCCGTTCCGTTTCTTTTGATGACTCTCATCGGAAATATCCCTCCCGCATATTTGTGACGCGCCCGCCAACGATTTCATATAAAGTAGCTCTCTTAACTCGGTCTTTCCAGTTTTTAGGCGCCTCTTTTTCTCTAATGTCAAAGTCAATCTTTTCTGTTTTGCTCCACTTCTTGAGCGTATCAATAATCTGAACGTAGCCCATACCCGGTCCGGCATATTCCATGTAGATTCTCGGATAGCTATCATCTGGGTCGATACTACTATAAAGTCTCATCGTGTTATCAAAATCACCAAAATGTTTTAGAAAATCTGAAAGGGGGACGATCTGTTTAGGATCATCCGCCCATGCCTGAATTTCAAATTCCCTTTGCACGTTTAGTCTGCACCTCCATGCATATGTCATATAAAAACAAAATAAGAAAAGCCATACGAGTAAAAGGCACAAAGTCGCAATTTCCATAATTAGCTTACCTCGCTTTCAAGTATTGATTCATAATACCGAATCGCAGTTCTCAGAACCGCTGTCTTGCTCATAGTGCCCATTTCCATGCAATGCGTAAGAATATCTGCGTCCTTGGCTGTCAGATAAAAACTTTCCCAGCCTTCCGTGACGGGATTAATGTAATCGGACTTTTCGGTGACTAAACAAGCACTCATCGTATCACCTCAACTGTCAGTGCGTAAGTAGCCCAAAAATAAGCGACCAGAAGAATGCGCCATTCAGGCACAGGAGTAAAAATATAAGTACAGCAACCTCTACGATCGCTGCACTCTTCTTTTTGGTGGGCTGCTCTGGTGGCTTCTGTTTAGAAATATGTTTTTCACGGAAGTCCCCATAGTTTGGTGTCACGTATGCATTATGGCGCAGAACAGAGTCATTTATCAAATGGGCATATATGTAATCGATTTGCACCTGTTGGGCGGCGAGTAGTTTAGCGTCCTCGATTGGCTTTTGTTCAGGAATATGGGAAGATTGAATCATACTCGGGGAAATATGTTTTTTATAGAACTTCCAATATTCTGTCGTTCCGCATATATTGTGATTTAGATCCACTGAATCTCCGTCAAGAGCCCATACGTAATTCTGGTTATCGCATTCAAGATCTATTCCAACAACTTTTGGTTCAGTTGAATTATGATAAAATTCCTCGTCACGTTCGTTTCCATTGTAATCCGTATAGCGAATAGGTGGAGTTTTTCTGATCACAAATATACCCTCTTTTTGATGCATATCGATTATACTTAGAGCACATCGAATCGAGTTCTGGGTTTGCTGTCGATGTCGAAGTCAATAATGCCATACGGAATACCATCCTCTCTCATGCCAGTTGTGATATAGGGTTCAACTTTCGTCGGACTTCCCCAGCCAACTTCGTCACCCATGTTATTCGGTGTCAGTTTCGGATTGTCCAAGGCTTCATAATAATCGTTCAGCGAAGCATAAAAACTTCCCAGAATCTTATAATTGACATCGTTGAACGCTTTCATAATCCGCTCATGCGTGGACCAGAAATATCTTCCACTGTATGCATCAAAGAAAAGAGACTCACCTTCGTGGCTTTCTCGAGACATAGTTGTGACCTGATTGGCCTGCTTCTCCGCTTTCTCTCTAGCCACCTGATCACGAATTTCTCGTTCTTTTTGTTCGCCGATTGTTTCCACAACTTTCTCCCGGTAGTCTTTTGCCATGCTCTCGGAAAGATTAAGCAGAGTGGTCAACGCCGCAGTCTTCTTCTTGGAAATATCATTGGACTTAAAACCACAGGCAATGCTCAATGCCGTTGCCGCAACTGTCGGAGCATATACCGGAGCAACCGTCTTGACCATTTCAACCGTACCTTCCGGCTGCTTCTCTTCGACCAAACGAACAGCTTTTACCGTTGCTTCACCGCACAGCACAACTGCCGCTACAGTACCAATAGAGCTGGCAACAGACAGAATCGTAGAGGTATTTGTCTTACCGAATCGTTTAAGGACTTGGATACCGAAGGCAAACAGATTTTTCATAGAGACTCTCCTTTCAAAAATAAAAAGAAAGAGTCCACGTTTCCGTGAACCCAATCCGTCAATTAAATTATATTTTCCAGCCAACTTCCGAATTCGTCAAACATTTTTCCAACAAGTTTTAATGCCAGCTTGAAACCTTTCCAACAAACAACAATTCCAATGCATCCAATCATAAGACTCATAGCCGTCATAGCAATACTCATAATAAAAATCTCCTTTCGAAACTCGAAATATAGCTTCATTATAGGCATTGTTATTTTTGCGATTAGAAAATCAGTGGATATCGAAGATGCAGAATAATATTTCTTGCATGGCAAATATAATGATCATGCCAAGCACAAAACATAACATTCTCTTTAAAAAATCTTTTATTGGCATTGGCGCATTTTCAGATTCAAGTTCCTTAATTTTTAATTCCGCTTCTTTTAAACGAGCTTCATCGATATACCGAATTTCCTGTTCGACCTTCGTGTATGAATGATCGGATTCTTTTCGAATTTTTGTCCCGCAATATTCACAAAAGAAAATATCATGATCATCGTCTATCCTCAGATTAGCTCCGCAATTCGGGCAAGTGATCATCTGCTGCTCACTCATACGCTTCTCCTCCAAAGTCGAAAAAATAAAAACCCGTGTATGCTTCTGACATACGTTTCCGGTAATCCGGTGTCCTACAATTAGACGATTCATTAGGCTAATGCAGAACCCAATGCCTGCACCTCCTAGGGTAAACTTCCAATAGGGTCTCTATTATAGCCCATGTTTTTCTCGCGAGTTATTCTGTGAAGAAACGTTCGATAATATAGACCGTAGAGAGAATGCCCGTTGCAAAACCTATAAACAAGTATACTGCATCTGAACTCATCCGTCAAGACCTCCTTACGAAAAATAAAAAGAAAGAGACCATGTAGGTCTCTTTTAAGAAGCATTCATAACCTAAGAATCGAACGCCCGTTGAACAGTCCTCTATAGGCTTCCATACACAGATTCAGCATGCGAGTCTTTTCACAATCTGGCATCGTACTAAATTTAGTCGACACTAAATGCTGACGCAACGCCTCGCAAGTTTTACGATATGTCTCCAGATCAATGCAATACAAAGGGTAGTTATCATGGTCACGAATTTCTTTATCTGTTAATACATACAATCTCTTTCCTAGAAAATCGATCTTTTTCATATAAGATCACCTCCTATTATAAGAGATGCATTTTATGCGACAAAAAGAAAGAGACCATGCAGGTCTCTTATTCGGAATCATTTCAACACTCTAAGTTCATCCAATATATCACTAAGTCTTTCACCGTTCTTTTTTCTTCGATCAATTTCGAGCCACTCATCGTTGGATAGTTCTCGGCGAAGTTTCCAATAATGGCCAAGCGAACGATCATAACAATACAAGTTTTTCAAATTTTCCTCTTTATTCAGATTTGCGTTTTTGCCGACAACCTTAATCATGGTCGTTAAAGTACCAACTGCAATCGGAACAATTAGCAAAATTGTTTCTTTGTTCTCGATACACCATTCTTTTGCCTCGTTAAACTTCTCCATAGACTTCCGTTTGAATTTCTCCCATCTAGTCTCATTCGGATTTAAATTCGGTAATACATACAGATTCATTCTAGTATCCTCCTTTATATAATTCCATTATAGGAAAAGTTTTTAACGCGATAAAAGAAAGAGCCCTTGCCAGAGCTCTGTCTCTTTAAATACTAAGGCTAGGATACACCTGTTCTGCAATTATCTCGCCAAAGTAATAGACTACATTCATGCGAGTGGCATCGAGATCGTAATGCGTCACCCGAATAGGTCTTCCTTTAATGGCTTCCACTCGATTGTATCTCTGGATCAAATCCGAGAATATCTTCCTTTGGGAAGGCGTTTTAAAGTAGAACCGAATCGGGGCATTAAAATCCCTGAGTTCCACATCACATGAGTAACCATTTGCGTGACTAATAGTTGTCGTGTACATAATAAGTTCCTCCTTATAATATTTCTATTATAAGGCCTGTAATTTCTGCGAATTACGAGAAATGCTTAGGGTCATCATAGTCTTTGATCGACGCTCTGTGAATTGGAGCATCTGAATTAGTTGGCCCAGACTTCACAATGAGATTTACAAGGTGGATGTGTTTCTTGATGCCATTGCCCGAAAACTCCTCGGTCAGCAATGCTAGAAAGCCTTCAAGGAATTTGTCGCAGGACTCCTGAGACGAATATTTTTCGTCATCCATTTCGAAATCGATCACAACTTCGAATCGTGCACCAGCCATAAGCTAATCTCCTTTCATAATGCGAAAAAGAAAGAGCCCTTGCTAGGACTCTTTTTAGTTTAGGGTTCAAATGTCTCATGATAGTCAGTAAGAGTACCTTCGTCTGTATTGAGTCGAATGCCAATCACAATATCCGGATCAAACGTGTCTCCTTTATCTTTAAGCTTAATTGACAGTTTTAATAATCTATCTCGAATCATCTCATCGAGAAGCAGATCATGTACAATACCAGCATCGACTTCCTCAGGATCGTCCTCCTTCAATTCAGACATTGGTGCGTGACCATTGATCGCCATATACAGTTCGACTCTTACATTTTTCATATCTTCATTAGACATAAATATGTCACCTCCTATCATAGCCTATGTAAATTTTGCGAAAAAAAGAGATGCCGTGTTTTCACAGCGATCTCTTCCGAGAGTTCAATCCATAAAATATCTTTGAAATTATCAATCGCGACCTAGTCTGTTTTTTAGCGTCGAATGAATCGGTCCGACGACGTCTTCGTAATGAAGAATCATAAACGTCGATAGAATCGAGAACCCGCACTTCAGAAGAGTATCTCCATATTTCTGAAAAAACGTTGGTTCGGGAACTGGATCGGTATTAAGTTTTTTATCCTTAATATCATACAGTCCTTTCAAACGTTCGGTCAGTTTAGGATAATTCTCTGTAAGCGGATCAGTTTCTCGAATTGTCTTCGTCAGTTCTTCGATTTCGACATCGATATCATCCGGTTTCGTTTCCTCTGGCTCGTCAACTTCAAGCCCGATAATTTTCCAAATATTCACAATTTTCTCCTTTCATGAACTCTCATTATAGGAAATGTTACTCCTGCGAAGGCTTGCTAACCTTAAACGTCACGGAATCACGATCCGCCAGAGACTCCACCGGAACATTCAGCATGAGCTGATACACGTCCTTATCCGCTTCCGGATCAGAGTGAATTTCAAGCGTACCCTCGCCGTTATAATTGGACGAAGAGATACCGAGAATAGCGCCAAGGAAAATATCAATGGCACTCAGCGTACCGACGACCTCACTGCCATACGGAAAGCCCCAAATCTTCGACAACGCGGCATAAAGAGTACCCGCAGCCGGAATGAAATACTGAGCGAACCACTTGATCACGTCATAAGTCTTGTTATTCAAAGTCATTTTGTTACTCCTTTCGTTGCATACGAAGATTTGTGAATGGGCAATCGGTTTACTTCCTGCATAATCTTTTTTGCAGACCCATTTCCGCCCATTTTCTCATATGGCTTATACAAATAGTCATACAGATTTTCGTATTCGTCCTCTGTAATCCATCCACGCTCAATATACTGCATACCGAGCCAGATGATCCGATCATGCGCCAGCCCGACCAGCATTTGCGTCTTAACATCTTTGCGTTCCATGAGTTTCTGAGCAAGTGCCCAGAATCCAGAAGATGCCAAAACAGAGCAAATGATGGTTGCGATAAGCTGTTGCCAGTCCACCACATTTTTCACCTTCTATCCGACCAATTTTTCAAGTTCCCTTGGAATATAAGCCCACGCCTCATCGCCTAAGATGAGATATGCGCTTTCAAATATTTTCATACCGTAGTCCGCTATGAAATTACATATCCATTCTTCCGCTTCTGTACGGTATTCCGGCTTCACCATGCGGTAGATGTCGTCGATCAGATGGAAGCTGAATAGCACACAATGCCCTATCTCATGAATCAAAACACGATTTTTAAAGTGGCCGGTTAGACGATTTGAGATATATATCGTCCTCGTTCGAGGATCTGTCGTTGCCACGTTAAATCGCCCGTCTCGATCCATGAGAATAGGACTATCAGGATTTACATGTTCCAGCTTCCACAAAATTCCATTTAAGTAGAAGCTATTCATAGACGGTTATCCCGGCATTTCACTGATAAGCTTATTCATATCAGCTTTGATCCGCTTCTTTAGTTCGGGGTCAGCGCCTTTATAGATTTCACGCAGGGTTTCGATAGTGTCCGATACATGCTCACTGGCATGCCGGTTCATGTCGTCCCAGTCTCTCGCCGAATTCGTAGCGGTATAATGTCGTTTAGCTGTCTGGTACTCATTGTAGGCCTGACCATATCGAGGATTCTCGACGTAACGATCGCCTTCACGAAGCATTTCGTCAAAATCTTCGTCATAGTCACGCGGACGAGGTCTGCGGATTGGCGGTTTACGATAGCCTCGACGTCCGTATTCGTAGGCTTCTTCGTCATTCCGATTATCGTCCATGGCCTCAACAATTTTCTCATAATAACAGGCTTTCCAGCACTTTTCTCGAGCTTCTGCAAGGTCTTTGATCATATCAATAACCTCGCCAAGCTCATGCGTATCTGTATTCTGGATCCCCTTACCAATCTCAGTCTGAAGTGCTTGCGTGATGGTTCGTTCGATTTCACAAAGCTCTTTCGACTTATTCATCGTTTCATGCATCTACAAGTCACCTCCTCAACTAACTCGGGCAATCCGCAAATTCATGTTCGCAGTCAGAATAACCGGAACAGTTCCGGTATTGACCACACTGACGCGATTCAAATCACAACATGTGTTTTTGGCATATGTCCCAGTCGAAACATTATTAAACACATTTTCGGCCGCAGGAGAAGAGACTGCAACCGTTGCTGGAATAGCAACCCCTCCAAGTGCAATAGCGAGCTGAACAGGTGTATTCGCAGCAGCACTTCCGATATTTCCGGAAAAATCAATCTTGTATGTTCCACCGATTGCAACCCTATCTCTGCGTCGGTGATGAGCCACTCAAGCGTCATCCCGTTGAGCGTAACCGTTGCGGGATAAGACTGCCAATTAGGCTGGCGCACGACAAGGCTTGCGGTAGCGTTTGGGTGCTCGATCAAGGTCGACGACAGATCAACCAGCAGCTTTGTTACTTTATTCTCGTAGACACGGCCTATGTTGATGACCAATCCTTCAATCTCGTCGATTGTCGTTTCGATTTCTCTTATCGGTTTGTTTTCTCCCATCGCAAGTCTCCTTCTTTTATGGTGCCCTTATGCTTCCGGTTGATCGGCCTGCGCGCTCCAAGTGTCACTCTTATACACGCCACCAACGCCGTTGATGACCGCGCAGTATACTGACTTGCACTTGCTGATGTTGGCCTGCAAGTCGCTGTGATAGCGAACAAGGGCATCATCAAGTGCGTCAAAGCCGCGCAGATCTCGGGTTTCTGCACCATCAGTAGCAGTCAAAATCTTAATCGTGTAGTACCTCATTTGATTTGCCCCCCCCCTTTTTTTTTAATACAATCTAATTATGCATACAATTCCCGTGGCTTCATCGGTCGATGTAATATTTAATTGCGCATTTCGCCATACACAACTAATCACATTACGGTCATTTGCGGGCGCGATACGAAGCACAGAACCGCCTGTCCCCTCTCCACGCACCAGAAATATAGCAGCCGAAGCGTAGTTATACGCAATAACGAGATAACCCGCAATAGATACGACCGGGTATGTTACGGATCGCGTTTTGTCTAACTTGCCATTAAAATACTCTTTAATGCATGCATTATTCAGCGTGTCACCTTGCGCTACCAGCTCGTTCGTCACATTACATTGTACCCAATCGCTGCTATTTCCCGGTTCCGCAGTTGTTTGCACTGACGCCTTATACAGTGTATCGTTATAGATGCAGTACGCGCCCACGGCATAGGTTTTCCCGCTCTGCCACGCATCAGATACGATTGATTCATTTGCTTTCTCGGCCTTTAGCTGGTTAATCAAGTCACCAGTTATTTTTGCATCGGCAGCTTTTCCGGCAATTGCTAGAGTTACATCCGTTCCGGATAATGCCCCGACATCTTCTGCTGAAAGGCTAACCACTCCAGTTTTGCCGTTCACGCTCTGCACCGGGGCATTATCCGCTGTAATAAATCCCGAATCGTTAGTCAAATCACTTGTCTTTGTCGGGATAGCCGTATCACTCGGTAATGCATTAATATCTGAAGCAGTAAGCGTAATCGTTCCATTGTCTACGGGCTTTCCGTTAATAACCAAATTTTCAATTTTTCCTGTGTCACCTTTTGGAATAGTGAGATGCACGATTGGCGCTTCAGCCGTGCCTGTTACTTCAACAGTGGCACTCGTTCCGGCCTCACCTGTGGATACTTCAAAAGTCAAAGCAGGTGTCGCGCCAGTGTTTCCTGTCGGAATTCCGAGGACAAGACTGTAATGCGACAAACCGGATGTGTCCTCGACAGTATTCAAAGATGAAGTTGGAGCAGAACCCGGAGGAAGATGAGTCGTTGAGACATCCATCCTGCGAATGAGCCCAGCAGCGTTATCCGCCAGCGCAGCTTTATCGTCTGCGGTAGTAGCAGCGGTATTGGCAAGGTTTGCAGCGTTATTCGCGTTAGTCGTCGCCTTATCAGCAAGAGCGGCTTTGTTGTCTGCATTAGAAGCAGCAGCATTAGCGCTCTCGGTCGCGGCGTTTGCATTTGCGGTTGCTTCGTCCGCTAGAGTAGCTTTGCCGTTAGCATTGCTGGCTGCCTCGTTTGCCGAATTCATAGCCGCAGTTGCTCCGGTAGCCGCTGCGTCAGCCAAAGCTGCCTTATCCGTAGCACTAGAAGCAGCAGCATTAGCGCTCTCGGTCGCGGCATTTGCATTTGCGGTTGCTCTATCTGCCAAATCAGCCTTATTATCCGCATTGGATGCAGCGGTATTAGCAAGGCTTGTAGCTCTATTTGCACTGGCTGTTGCTGTGTCAGCATTAGAAGCAGCCGTGTTTGCCTTTTCTGTAGCTGCATTTGCCTTGTCGCTTGCTTCATTAGCTAATGTTGCGCTGCTTGTCACATCCGCATAACACTCTTTAATAGAGTCGTGGATAGCGTCACGAACTTCTCGCCCATAAATGGCTGTTTTGATTTTGTTTAGATACTCGCTAATCTTACTCACAAAATCACTCCGTCCTGTTCCGGCTCATTGACGGATCAAAACCATAAGGATAACGATTTTCGAGTTTTTCGATGTTCATTTTAAGAACCGTCTCCATGCCTATGCCAAGCGCCTGACAGGCAAGGGCGATATACCAAGCTACGTCTCCGAGCTCTTCTACGATAGCATCAAAGTCGAGTTCGTGCCCCTGATAATAGCTTTTCTTCACGATATCTGCTACTTCGCCAGCTTCTCCAGTTAGTCCAAGAGCAGCATTGATCAGCATGGAATCGTCATCCAGTTTGGGAGCAGTCCGCATCGCAGCGCCATGATATTCATTTACAGTCATTTAGGGCTCCTTTCATACTTCCATTTTGAATATGTCCACCAGTATCATTAAGACGATTAGAACTAAAATGATTAGCTCAAAAGTTTGTTCCACGTTTTCTTTCCTACAATGCCGTCTGCTTTAAGACCGTTGGCTTCTTGGAAAGCTGTGATGGCTTTAAGCGTTCGGCTAGCATACTTTCCAGTAGCAGACAAGACGTAGCCGCGATTGATGAGCATCTGCTGCATGAGTTTTACATCATCGCCCTGCATACCCCATTTGATAACTCTATAATTTCCAACTGTAGAAGGAATAATAGTTTTATCATCCTCAATCGGATCAGGCACCGCTCCAATAATAGGATAATCGACACCTTTGAGTTCACCCCAGCAATGCCATTGACTAAGTTTACTCGTGGTCACGCCATAAAGGGTGCTCTTAGCTTCAATGATAGTGTCGTTCCCAATGTACAAACCTGTATGATAATAATCATCGTCCTTGACTTTGAAGACGGCGGTTCCGGGGAAAAGCTTAGTCATAGCTTCTTCGGTTAGCGTACCTTTTGCCGTACACCATTTTCTCCACATTGTGTTGCTTCCGTGATACATCCTTCCGCCAAGCTGCTTAAATGCCCAAGAAAACAATCCGCTGCAATCTGCTACCTTATGGCCAACCCACTGCTGACCGTACTTAATAGCCATCACATTCTTGGTATTGTCCTGATCCTTTTGCGTCCATTCGCCGCCAGCTTTTCCAAGGATGTAACCCCAATTATTATCAAGAGCATATTGGAATTTGCTGATAAGATCATCGGGTTTAATGCCCATATGCAAACCTCCTCCAAAAATACAAAAAAAAGAAAGAGACCGTGTTTTCACGATCTCTTAGAGATATATTCTATCCCTCTATTATAGCACATGTTCTTGACGCGATAGGGTGTCAATGGTATGATGCGCATAGAGGCGATTTTGCACTTCCATTTTGAATTTTGATAAACATCTGCGATCAGGATGCTTGTAAAAATTCAACGAAATATTCGATGCAAATTTGGTCAATTTTATTCCTTGGTAAGGATGAGGTCGCCAGTTCGAATCTGGCTATCAGCTCCACGAAAAACCCTTGAGTTTCTTAGAAAACTTGAGGGTTTTCTTTTATACTCCGGAAGACGCCAGACCTCATCTTTCCCTTTTTGTTCCATTCGATGTTCCATACACGCTCATTTTTTCTTGTGCCTGCTTGTATAATTCGGGTCTATACTTGACGTATCTTTGTTCCGTTACGTCCGTTTTTTGATGCCCTAAAAGACGAGCGATCATGTCGATGGAAATGCCGGATTCTCTCCACTCAGTTGCACAAGTGTCTCTAAAGTCATGTGCTGAATAATCCTCTATTCCACATAGCTTGCGGATTCGGTCGAATGATCTACGATATTCCGTATAGCTCAAGGGACGCTCTCGTTTCAGATCGCAATAGCTATTCAGTATGAACCCAGTTCGTTCCCTCGGACTAAGTTGGGCAAGCAACCCTTGAGGAATAGGTATTACTCGTTCTTTACCGTTCTTCGTCGTCTTTACTTCCGGAGCTGATCTCCCCGGATGCACAACGGCTCGTCGAATGTGGATACAATCACGTTCTGTGTCAATGTCTTCCCAACGCAATCCGAGAATTTCTTCAATACGCATTCCCGTAGAGCATAATAAAGCCGTCATACGACGTTCTCGAACATCCATGATGGGAATCGTATTCCGCACAGTCGCAATCTTATCAGGCGGTAGTGCTTTATGATGAATCGTTGGTCTGCCCTCAATTTTCAATCTGGAAGAGTGTAGCGGATTCCGTTTTATGTAGCCATCTTCTACTGCACCATCGAAAACTGGAGACATGATGTTTTTGATCTTCAGGATTGTTTCTTTAGAATATGTCTTCGATAATTCGTTGAACCATTCCTGAATATCCCCAGTGGTAATATCGTCTATCGGAGTGTCACCAAGCCTTGGAATAATGTGATTCTTAAGGATTCTTTCGCGATTGACCATCGTAGAAGTGCTTTGCGAGGACTTATAGGTTCGGATATAATCCCGAAGATAGTCACCGAATTTTACTGAATTTCTACTTCCATTTTGATTTTCGTCGACTGAGCTTTCAATGAGCTTTCTATAATTCTCGAGTAGATCGGCCGTGTTTTGACCTGTTACCCAATGTCCTTTCCCTCGAACAGTGACGTATTGTTTTAATCGTTTAGCCATATCATCTTCTCCTTGTCTTGCATCGAATATTCCGCTGTCAAGGAGCGTGAGGGATAGCAAGATCGTTTGCTGAACCTCATCCTTAGTGTACATTTTCGTATCGCTCATGTCAACCTCCGAAATAGACTTTTCTTGACATTTGCTGTAGTTGCAGGTATGAGAACGAAACCGGCTGTCACGGTCTATTTCTAGGCTTGGATTCCACATCTGGATCACTCTGCGCTGGAAGTTTCTTCTGTCGCAGATTTCTTTGTTACGAGATTCGTGAGAAAGTCGATCGCAGCATAGAGCATGCTCAAATTCTGATAACCCTTAACCTCAATACTATTCAGCGTCTTGATAACACGCAGAATATCTTTTTCGTTGACTTCCATATTAGTTCTCCCTTACGATCGCAATAGGTTCGTAGACAAATTCGTGAAGGTTATCCGCGTCTACGCCAAAGTCCAGATACATTCGTTTAACACCATAGACTTGTGCCATGTGGTCTTCGAGGCGGCATCCGGCTGATTCATAATAGCATGGCAGGAAGAAGCATACGTCCGCCTGACTCATGATTTCCGTACACTTAGCCATGTACTCCAAAGGCGTAAATTTCGAAGTGTCATAGTCTTCAAAATACGTCGGAAGAATTTCACAATCCGGATAATATATTCGAGCGACTTTGATGCCGTTTTCTCGGTCGATCTTGATTTGCTCTTTGGTTAGACCAGCCATGGGCTGAGAAATATAGACTTTCATAGCACTTCTCCTATCAAATCTTTAATACGGTAGCCGTCGCCGTCGTAAGCACTGCTTTTTTCAGGCTTACTCGGGTTACTTTGGAGGCACTATAGAATCTCGGGTTTGCGCTCGATGGCGTATAGACGACCTGCTTTCCAACGGTCCTCACAGAGCTTCCCTCTTGATACAAAACATCATCATATTCGATTGCCGATACGGATTCTCCTCGAGGACGAACTGTCGTTGAACTTGCGGTATAATATCCCATCCGATGCTGCTTTGTTCGCTGATATGTCCCGCCCGAAGCGGTGTCCCAGTATGTTATTGTGTTATATGTACCTTGCTTTGTAACACTCGTACCATTGCCCTTGTAAAGCGTATCCGGCCAATGTGCCACACCGATTTTCTTCTCCGACGTTCCCGCCAGATAGATGTTGCTGTTCGCTGCATTGTTTCCGTCCGAATCCGTGAGACTCGACCCGCTGTAATCCATCCATACCTGAGACGGCGTATAGCCTGTGCCGTTCATATCTGTGATGGACGATGCGACGTAATTGGTATATAGGGTCGGCAAACTGTCGTAACCTTCAATTGCTCTATGTGCCATAACCTTTCAGTATGACGAGGACTATCTCACCAAGAAAATACTTCCATTTTGAATTTTCTCAGGCCTGCCG